CCGGAATCAGGCCCCTGCGCCAGAAGCGAAACCTCCGATGGTGCCGAGACCTGCCCAAGCGATTTCTCACCGTCCGCGAAAACGATGCAGTTCTTCGTCCACTCGTTGCGGCCAGTACCACCGCGCTGCACAATGACCGTGCCATCGTTGATGTCATTTGCGTTGTGCGAGTGCTTCGACGCAGCGGCGCCAATATCGGCGGCTTTTACCTTATGCGGATTGTTGAAGTCGGAAAGGTGCGATTTCAGCAACGACAGCGCCTTTGCAATCTTTCCGAGGATAGAACCCATCTTCTCACCGGAGGCAATGTCGGACAGCTCGTTTGCCGCGACAAAGGTCGGCGTCTGATCAATCAGGGCTTTGTTCTCCACATTGCCGAGGCCGATCTGCTCCTTGGTGACCTTGTGCGGATTGTTATGGTCGTTCTTGTGATTGTTCAGCTCCGAAACGGTTGCGTAGACCAACGTTTCGCCGAGCGCCGCAGACACGTTTTCGGCCTCACTGACGAACACCACAAAGTCGTACTGCGATGCAAGCAGGCGCTCGACGTTGGGGTTGATATAGTCGGCTTTCTCGACCTCTGTTTCCTCCCAGATGCAATAGCAGAGTTCCTTCGTGGAATCGTCGGGGTCCTCGACGTAAATGCCAATTTCGGTTGCCCAGAAGCCGGTGATCTCCAGCTCGACATTCTTGAACGACACAGACAGTGTGACGTACTTCTCGCTGCGCGTCGCAGAAGCAATTTTCAGAGAGAGCAACGGGTTCTTCAGATCGTTTGCGCCGTCACCCGGCGTACCGTTGCCGTATTTGATGCGTGTGAATTTGATCGCGTCGCCCATGAGCCCGCGAAGCATGACGTTGTACCCATCCGGGGTCAACCAGTGTGTCATACCGTTGCCTCCTTATCCATCATAATCAGACCGCCGTCCCAGTCGCACAGGGCGTTCCCGGCTTCGTCGCCCATGATGTCAATGTCCGTATTGACCTCGCCCGTGGTGAGCTTGAATTTCTTCGTGACGCTCATAACCGCGCCGAAGTACAGAATCAGCTCACGGACGGAAATTGCACGAATACTGTCCAGCACCGCGCTCTTACGGCTGACAACTTCGAGGATCTGCAGGAACGTGCGGATATTGTCGTTGACCTGTCTGATGTCAACGTCAAAGATGCGATAGTGATTCGGCTCGCCGCCATATTCAAACCATTCCTGCACCTTACCGGAGCCGAACGAAGTGGACAACGCCAGCTCAACGGCGTACTTCGTGCCGAGGTGACGGCGAACGTGCCAGGACTCGCGGAACGTGGCGCGCTTCTGCTCAATATCCCAGTCGTTGTCCCACCAGCTTACGCCGAAGTCGTGCGCAAGCTGGTCGAGAAGATCTTCTGGCAGAGTGTCGATGTGCTGATAGAGCATATTCTGCTCAATCTCGGCCGGCCGCGCCGTCAGGATCTCCGCGACGCCGGTTGCGAGCGCGAGCATTTTTTCATCCTGCCGCAGCACATCGGGGAGGACGTTCAGCAGGTTCTCAACCGTGAGGCCGTACTGCTCATTCATCCTCGTAGCCTCCGTTCACGATTGTTTTCGTTCCCAGCTTTGCAATCTGCGGCGCGGCGTTGTTTTTGCCGCCCTCCAGCACCTTGTAGGCCGGGGAGCGCAGCACGATCCGCTTGACGCCCGTGTGGAACAGGAGGTCGCGCAGCTTATCCGGGTTAATATCGCGGCCGAGCTTGCCGGACTGCCAAGCGATGTATTCCTCGACGGCTGCGTCTACGGCTTCCTGAATCGCCGCACCGGAGAGCGTCGTGTCGGTGGGGACATAGTAGGTGAAGTCGATATTGTACGAAACGAGGCCGGGGTCTTTGACGCTGACATAATCGGCCAGCGGCCGCACCTTGCTTTCGTTACAGGCGGCAAGGACGGCGTTCTTGATCTCCGTCGTGGCAATCGTTCCGTCGTTCATCAGGACATAAATATCGACGTGCCCGGCACCGTCAAAGGTGAGCGACACGTCGATCTGGCTCGCGCTTGCCAGCGCGCCGTCTGCGGCGATTGCAACTTGCAGCAGACCGTTTTCGTAGGTGACGGTATAATCTGTGTCGGCGCTCGCAGCCGTGCTGCTGCCCTTGGCGTAGACCGCCAGAGAGGGCAGGTCGATGGTGTCGCCGCCCCAAAAAGCGTACTTGACGCCGCCTTTCGTATAGAGATCAAGCGTCACTTTCTTTACGACAGCCGGGCGAACGGCCTGTACGTCAGCAATCTCCGTAGATACGGATTTCGCGTGGTAGATGTAGGAGCCAACCGCGCCGGCCGTCGAAAACGCGAACATGGATTCGCGCATCAGCTCGTAGAATTCTTCGTCGCTGGCGATCTCCGAACCGTCGTCGGAAGTCGTGATATTGGTGCAGGACGTGTAGTAGTCGAACACGTCAACGATCACGTTGAGCTGGCCGACGGCGTAGCCGTTGCCGACCGTGCCGTCCGTCTGGCACCGGATGGCGGTGTCGACGTAGGTATCGCCAGCGTTGATGTAGGCGTCGGCGACAGTTTCCCAGATCAGGGTGTTGCTGGCGTCTGTGACGCGCGTCCCCTTGGGGACGAGGATGGCGAACGTCTGCGCCTCGGAGATCGTAAACCGTTCCGTGCAGTAAGCAGGTTTTGCCTGTGGGCGCTGCTGCAGATAGTACAGTTCTGCCAGCGCGTCAAGGTTCTTGCCTTCGGCGCGGCTCGGAATATTCTGATTTGCGGTGTAGTTGTTGTAGACCCGCTCCTGAATGATGACGCTGGCTACCCATTGCGCGAACAGCTTTTCCGGACTGGCGGGGCGGACGCTTACTCCGGTCAGGTTCTCATAAACGGTAATCAGAAAATTTGTGATTTCCGCAGCGTCGGTCGAAACAAACTGAAATTCGGTATTACGACTCATCGACGATTTCCACCTCCACGATAGGGCTTAGAACGCCCTGCATTTCTTCCTGCGTATCAAAATCGACGCTCTTGACGCGGACGCGCGGCTCATATTCCTCAATGGCCTCGCGGATTTGAGAGAAAAGCAGCACCTTTGCCGCAGGAATCGGGCGGTCGATCAAGGTAGCGTCAATACCGAAGCCGCGATACATCGGGCAGGAGCCTTTGATCGTCCGCAGGATGATGGACACGTTCTGCAGAATGGATTTTACAGGGTCGGTTTCGTTCAGGCTGATCGGCCCGATCTCCGACATGGTGATTTTGTAGCCCATAGTGTGCGCCCCTCATCGTAGATATTCCTGCAAGGAAATGCTCAGCGTCGCACTGATGATGTTTCCATGCCCGTCATAATGCTCCGCCTTGGTCTTATGGCTCAGGATCGTCCAGCGATAGCGGCCGTATCCATGATTGCCAATCGTAAGCGGCAGCGTCACGCCCTGCCGTTCCAGATCGAACAGCCGCCAAATCTCGGACATTGGGTCAACGCCGAGGGAAGCAAGAAGCTGAATGTCAAAGGTGATCTTCGCAAGGTCTGTGCCGGTGTATTCCGAAATGCTGTTGCCGGCATGGAGATCATGCGTGGCGTACCGCGCAGAACCGGACCATACGAAATTGCTGATCGTTTTCAGCGTGCGCGACGAAACTGAAAAGACAACGTCTCCAAGTGCTCCTACAATCATCCGATACCTCCCAGCACGAAGCCATCCCCGTTGAACACAGGAAGATAGAGCGTGAGGACGGTGTCGTTGACAAGCGGCATCCACGGCTTGATCGTGAGGTCGTGCTGATGCCCATCCTGCAACTCTGTCTTCTGCTGCGCAGGGTCATAAGCTGGAATGTGCGGGTGCGTGTCCAGCACATAGAGCCATCCGGACGTCATATTGCAGTCCTGAAACTTCACTCGCGCTTTTCGCTTGGCATTGTCGATGTCCGTCACAGTTCCGACGCGAACGAGCCGCTTTAATACTTTTTCTGCGTCCATCAATATCCCTCCAATACCATGCGCAGCGAGATCTGCGTTGTATAGCCGCCGCTGTCCAGCTTGTGGACAGCCTGCTTGATGATGTATTTTCCGTCGTAGCCGCCCCAGCCTTTGAGCGCGACATTGACGCCCGCAACGAGGTCGGTATCTCCCGGCAGCAGGAATTGTGCCTGGCGGCAGAATTTGTTGCGAAGACGGAGATTCTTTTCTGCAAGCTCCTTCGCTTCGTCCACTGTTCCAACCTTGGCGGTGATTTCAAGCTGCTGATTGTTCGGGTCTTCGGTGTATCCCTCGACCTTGGCGATGCCCTCAATACACTGTCCGGTTTCGGGGTTGACGTAGGACACCCGGCACGACGCATACTGCGCATCGGCTGCGCTGGTGCTGAGCTGGTACGTCTTATAGCTGTGGTCATAGCGTCTGATGGTGCGGACTTCTGGCTTCTGCTCGTACTTGCGCTGATCGAACAGTACAAGGATCCGGTTTGTTGCCTTGAGAGAAATGCCGGCATCATGGCAAAGCTGCGACAGAAACTCAATGTCGCTCATGTCGATCTGCTCGACGCGCTCATAATATGGGTCGCTGTCCGATTCATACATGCAGGTCATACCGCCGCTCCCGGCGATTTCATTCGCAATGCCGCTGAGCGTGTAGCTTTCCCATGCCTTGCTCTTGCAGGTCTGCCGGAGCTGCGAAGAAAACGGAATCGAAGATCCTTTGATGCAGACTGTGTTCGGTGGCCCGCTGCAGGAGATGTTGTCAAGCTCAAATTCTCCGCACGGCAGCACCGCGTCGGAGCCGTCGCTGTTCCAGTTCTCACGGACAAACACAACGTCCATGGCGAGCCGTTCTTCTGCGCCGCCGCCATCGGAGGATGCACCCTGTTCGCCAGAGGAAGTAGAAGATCCTGAGCCGCTGCTTTGCGTGCCTGCCTGTGCAGAGGCAGCAGAGCCGCTCTGCGTGGCGCCGCCAATTCTGCCCCAACTGATAATCCCGGCTCTGCGGGTGTTGATGTCTGTGATCTGGACGCACGAACCGGTCGCATTGACCATTTGCCCATTGCCCATGTAGATACCTACGTGGTCGACAACGCCCTGCGTGCCGAAGAAGATGAGGTCGCCGGGCTGCGCTGTGGCTTCATTGACCGGTGTAGCCATATCCTTGTAGCCCTGCGCAGTTGTTCTGGGAACATTGATTCCAGCTTCGTTGAGCGCGTAGTAGACAAGACCGGAGCAGTCAAAGCCGCTCGGACTGCTGCCGCCCCAAACATACGGCGTGCCGAGGTATTTGTTCGCTTCGCTGACAACGGCATCACCAGATGCGCTGCCACCGGAGGGCGATGCCCAGGACAGCTTTTCAGAGATCTCATCGAGCCACTGCGTGAGCCAGAGATCGTCGCGGTCTTGGATTTTGATTTGCAGATCGTCCGTTTCGTCTTCTTCGTTGTCCGTATAGGAGATCGACAAAAGATACGGCTGAATGGATTTTGTGATGTCGATGCCGCCAAAGGAAACCTCGGCTTTTGTGCGTCTCGCGAGATTTCGGCTGCTCATCGCTGCACCTGCTTCCACGGCGGCAGCGTAGATGCGCGGCGCTCCACCACATCAGGGATTGTCAGCATGACGCCTGCGGGAAAGGAGAAATAACTGAGCAGCGAGCTATTGGCGTTCATCAGATCGTCGGTATAGTCGACGCTGCCCATCTCCTTGTAGGCGATCATATCCCACATATCGCCCTGCACAGTCGTGTAGATTCTGCTCATCTGTACGCCCCCCGTTGCGCGTTGATATTGTCTTCTCGAATCACCGCGCGTACCTGTGCGGCAAATTCCTCGCCATAGGTTTCAAGGCGCTCCATAACGCCGTCGTTGACATCGCCCTCGACGGTGATGTTGACCTGCACTGGAACGGAGCTGTCCGAAGTGGAAGTCATAGCTTCGATGGCGCTGTGTGTGTCGGCTGCGTTCAAGACCGCTTCGCCGCCGTGCATCATCACAAACTCCGGGCCTTCTTCGCCGACGAGGGCAAGGCCGGCCTCGGCAGAGGTTGTGCCGCTGGCATATCGGGAGAACCCGCTCATGCGGCGGCTCGAAGCAACAGAATTATTGTTCTGCACGTTTCGGCTGAGAGCAGCGAGGGCGGCGTATCCGAGCTGGGAATACGCCGACTGCACGGTCGACAGCATTCCGGTTGCACCATCAATGAAGCCCTGAATGGTCGCACGACCGGCTTCCGCAGCTTCCGTGCCAAGATCCATGTCGTCAATGGTGGCTTCGAGGTCTCCACTGATCGCGTCCATAGTTTCAGAGAAGCCGGTGCGGAAGTCTGCGATGTCCTCGGCGGCTTTATTCTGTTCCTCGCGCAGCTTATTCCAGCTTTCGACCATCGCGGCCAATTCTTCATCGCTGGCCGCAGCCATGCCGGCAACCGCATTCACGCTGTCGGAGCTGCCGTCTGCGAAAGAACCGATCATTTCGGTCAGGCCCTCAATATCACCAGCCCTGTCACGCAGGCTGGCCAGATTATCGTTGTAGGTCTGCCAATGCGTGATCTGGCCTTGGAGATTACTGTTGATGCTGGACGCAGAGGTCGCAACGATGCTGTCTGCCTGCTGCCAAAGTGCATATTGGCCCTGAACGCTTTCTGCGGCAGCTTTATAGGCTTCCTGATACGCCTGCTGGAGAGCCTCGACACGTTCCTTGACGCTGCTGATCTCGGTGTTCAGCTCCGTCTGTCCGCGCGAAGCATTTTCGGTTGCTTCGGTCGAATCATCCGTTGCTTCCGTGAGGCTTTCGTATGCGTCCGTTACGGCCTGAATTTCTTCATCCGCCGCACTGAGCGCATTGTTGTCTTCCTCAATCGCTTCTTTCAGGTTTGTAACGTGCGTCGCGGCCTCAATCCACGCAATGTTGGCGTCTGTGACCTCATCGTTGACGGCGTTGATTTCGTCACCAAGGAAGTATTCGGCATCACGGAGAACGCCGGTTTCTTCGTAATAGGCATCAGCCTTTTTCTGCGCTTCGGCGTAAAGCGCATTTTGCTTGGCAAGCGCGTCATTATAGGCCTGAGTAGCTTCATGCGCGGCTTCCTCTGCATCCGTCAGCTCTGCCCGGCGCTTTGCCCGCTCGATTTCAACATCGGCATACTTCGCATAGATCTCGGAAAGCTCGTTTTGGTATGCCTGTGCGCGGGCATTTTCTACCCATGCGTCCGTATTTGCTTTGAGCGCAGCCGTGCCACCGTCGATGGAGTCGTTTTCAAGGTCAATATAGCTGGATAGCTCCGGAATGGTCTCAACCAGCTTCATGAGGATTCCGTGATATTCCTGCTGCTGGGCAGTCGTTTTTTCACCAACAGAATCCAGCTCTTTCAGCCGGTCAATGTACTGCTCCGCAACTGTGGCCGTTGCCATTGTGCTGCCGACAGAATCATCGAAGCCAGACTTTGCGTCGGTAAGCGCCTCGTTCATGTCACGCGCAGCTTCTGTCAATTCCTTTACGGACGGAGCCGCACGGTCTTCGGCTGCATCAGCCATTGCCACGATTCCGCCAGCCAGCGCGGCCACGGCGGTCACACCCAACATGATCGGCCCGGACATTCCACCGAACATCGTAGCCATGTCGAGCGCTTTAATGACTTTGGAAATTGCGGCGTATGCCGTCAATGCGACCGTTGCACCGCCGACTA